GTTAATACTTACTGCAGATTATGAGAAAGCAGTTTTATTAGCAGCCTTTGATGAGAAAGTAGCTTTATTAAAAGAGGGAGATCCATTACTAAAACAACTTAAGACTGAGCTAGAGACTAGTCTAGCTAATATCACTAAAGATGCTAAAGATAAAGAAGTAGCTATTGTCAAAGAGGCAGAGGAGAAAAAAAGAGCAGAGCAGTTAAAGACTGCAGATGCAGCTCTAGATTATGCAACTCAATCTCTTTCAGCTATTGAGGGTATCACTAACCTGGCTATGGAGAATAAACTAAATAAAGTTAAGAAAGGTAGTAAAGAGGAGGAGGCACTACTTAAAAAACAATTCCAACTTAATAAGTCTATGCAGTTAGCAGGTGCAATAGTAGATGCAGGTAAAGCTATTACAGCATCCCTAGCATCCTCACCTATTGCTATAGGTCCTGTACCTAATCCTGCAGGTATAGCATCACTAGCATTCGCTGCAGTTACCTCAGCAACTAATATAGCTAAGATAGCATCTACTACATTTACATCTAGCACAAATTCTAGTAGTAATCCTACACCATCTACTACAGCAGTAGCACCAGCAGGAGTACCTAACTTATTTGGTCAAGCTAATACAGGTAGTCAAGTGAATGCAGGAGGTGGCTCTAATAACATAACAGTAAAAGCAGTAGTATCTGAGACTGAGATAACAGCATCACAGAATCATATTAATAACATACAAAACAATTCAGTATTATGATAAGCTATCAATCAATAGTAGATAAGATTGTCACATTCTATGACAATCACCTGCAAGTTAAAAAGGTAGGCTCAGACTTTAAAGAGCAGATGGTGAACTTTGCTACTAAAGATGAGAAGTATCCACTAGTATATGTAGTACCTACAGGAGTTACTCCTTATCAGAATGTCTCTATCTTTAATTTAGAGATATATTGCTTTGATATCATACAGATGGATAGAGCTAACATCACTACTATATTATCGGATACTCAGCAAATACTCCAGGATCTATATCTAGAGTTTACATTCAGTGATGACTATGACTTTGATATAGATGGACAGCCTATCTTTATACCATTGAATAATGATCTATTAGACTATGCTGCAGGGTGGCAGATGAATTTATCAGTAGTGATTCCATCATGGACCAACTGTCCTATACCTAAAAAAATATATACAGCTTATAGTCAAGCAGTACAGTGGGATAGTGTGCCTTCACAAGATAGTATAGCTTTCTTTTGTAATGGAGTACAGTGGGATGTTCAAACAGGGATACCAGCAGGTGAAATTGGTGCATTTGTAGCTATGTGTAATGGTAATGATCAAGGCTCTGACTTTACTCAATACGGTACATACTTTGACAATGGAGATAACAGGGTAAGACTAGAGATGCCTTATCATGTATATAATACTTTTTGTCCTGGTGGAGAAGTGACTTTGCAAATAGAACAAATTTAATACTTAGTATAATATAGTTATGGCATATAAGAATACAGGTGAGTTTAATGTAAAGTATCCTACTCGTAGGAGGATGGCTAATATATTAAAGAGAATATTAAGGAATGATATTGTACAAAACAATGGTACACTAGTAGAATCTATCAGAATAAATGCTAAGGTTACAGGATTTGGTAGCTTAGAGATTGAGATAGTAGCCATGTATTACTTTATATTTTTAAACAATGGAGCTTTCTTATGGAATGGTGGAGTAATTACTCCTAGAGATTATGTTAATACCTTTACTAGAGAGCTAGCTAATGCAGGTATTACTAATGAAATCTATGGACAGTATGTAGAATGGATATCTCAGAACTATCCTATATTAGAGGTAGCTGAAATATTAGAAAGTGATCAGAGATTGACTTATACATTCTATGCATTAGATCCTCCTGCAGGATTTACTCCTAACTATCCATTAACTGTCTAAAGTTTTTTTCATTCCTAAGATATTAAAGACTAACACTACAGGCATCTCTAAGATACTATTAAACTTACTTAAGTCATCATTACATAGAGCCATGATAGTAGATTCCCATGCAAATTTCTGCCTCTGCTGTTCTCTCTTCTGCTCTTTAATCTCATCAGCATCCTCAAGCACCTCGTCATCAGTCACTACATCTGATAGTAGATTAGTGTAGGTATTGGTAAAGTTCTCTCTATACTTTAGATACTCAGGTATTAATCCATAAACATCAGTAATAGGGTAATCTAAATACCAATCTAATCTATCTCTAGGGCTATAGTCATAAGGCTCTATAATGTCATCACCATAGATATTCTTAGATGTCCTCCTGTACAGCAATGCTAAGATGTGGCAGAAGTGGTCTAAGTAGTTATTAGAGAAGTAATGCTCTAAGTCTATAAACTCACCTAGTGTAAGTTTAGAATAAGGCTTAAGCACATAATTATCTATCTTATTCTTATACCTCCTAGATGGCTCTGACTGTATCCATTTAATCTGCTCAGTCAATTTACCTAGCTCATCTATATCTAGGTCCTCAAAGTCAGAGATATTGCTATCTGTTAAAGCAGAAAGTACATCAATATGATAGTTAAACATTCCATCCTCACTGCTCAGACTCCTCAGCTCCAGGAACTGAGATACTGATATCTGATTCCACTGCTTTGGTAGTTTGTGATTGTGCATGGCTAGTGATTTTGTTAGTTACAAAGGTAAGGTAAGGGATAGATATATCTGCTTTAAGTTTACTGAATAGTTTACTTTTGTGCTTAAGATGTGCAGGATCATAATGCTCAGTATTAGTCAAGTCAGTTCGTTTAAACATTAGAGCCATAATGTCTGATATATATTCTTTATTATCTTTCTTAACAATCTTTTCAACAATCCTACTATCTTTCACTGAGAGCTTCATCTCAGCCTTATAAGTATATCCCTCTAGCTCTATCTCTTCTACTGTATCTTTATGAGTATAGTTATTATTATTAAACTCTTTAACATTAGCTAAGAACAGGTCAAAATCTACATCCATCTCATCCTCTGTAATGCCTAAGTACTCAAAGACTTTACAGTGTTTTTCTAGAGTATCATACTCATCATTATTATGGATAGCAGATATCTTTTGGAACTGCTCTAATGTTAATTCATCCATCTTAGATGGGATTTCTTTACCAAATAATTCTATCATAATTTTTAATTTTTGAACAAATATAAAAAAAATATAATATAGTTATGACAAAAGACATACCAATCTATAAAATTACTATAGAGCCTGAGTATTCAGATGGTGAAGAGTTAGGGATAGAGCAGATAGCTTTCACCTCAACTCCTGCCATTATTACCAAAGGTCTAGCATTTGATGAGCATAAAAAATTGTTTTTCTCAGATGACTTGAAGTATAGAGTAGTAGCTCCTGCCATGATACCAATGGAGATATATAGGAATGATGAGGATGGTGATGAATATTATGTACAGTTCTCAGTTGAGACCATAGAAAACATACATTCTAAATTCATGAAAGATTTATCTAATCGTAATGTCTTTAACCTAGAGCATGATACTGATAAGACTGTACCTGCTTATGTACTTGAGGCATGGATAGTAGAAGATCCTAAGAAAGATAAAGCCTACTCAAGTTATGGTATTGAAGTACCTAAAGGCACATTAATGGTAACAGCTCAGGTAACTGATAAAGACTACTATAATGAGCTAGTAAAGAATGAGCAGATAGGATTTTCTATTGAGGGATTTCTAGGCTTAAAACTAAGTAAACAATTAAATAAATATAATATGAAGTTACCTGATGGAGAACATCTAATTGAGGGCAAAATCTACATAGTAGTAGATGGAGAAGTTACTGAGATAAAAGATGCACCTGTTGTTGAAGAAGAAGCAATGACAGAAGAGATTGCACTAGAGACAGTAGTAGAAGAAGAAGTAGTTACAGAGACACCTGCCACAGAAGAGATGGCTATTGATCCTGCTGCTGATGCTGAAGCTATCCTGGCTATAGTACAACCTGTAATTGATGAGCAAATCAATGCTATTATAGCAATGATAGCTGATTTAAGGAATCACATGGAGGAAGTTATGTCTGAAGGTGAGGAAGTAGTGGAAGTAGAAGCTACTAAATTATCACAGCATGATAAATTTAGTATGGTAAGTAAATTTTTAAACAATAACTAATAAATAAAAAACAAAAAAAATGAGTAGAAAATTAAGATTTGACTTGGACATTGATGCATCTGCATTATTACAAGCTAACAGTGAGGCATTTTATAGCCGAGCTTATTTGAATGAGGAAGTAGTAGATAACTATCGTACACTACCAGGAGTAAAGTATAAGACTAAAATATCTAATGTAGTATTTGGTCAAGTTTTACAAGCTGAGAACTGTGGATGGAACTCTTCAACTGATGAACTTGCATCTGTAGAAATTGATGTATGTGGATTATCAGCTATGGCTGAGATCTGTCAATTCCAATTAGAGCAGTCTTTTGTATCATTACAAATGACTAAAGGATCTAATGGTGATTTCTCTGTAGCTTCTTTCATGGATTACTATTGGAATGAGATGTCTAAGACAATCGCTGAGAACATTGAGAAATTACGATGGTCAGGTGATACTGATTCAGGTACTGCTGCACTTGCTTTATGTGATGGATATAAGAAGTCACTAGAGGCTGATTCAGCTAATGTAATTGAAATTACATCTCCTGTAGCTATTACACCATCTAATGTACTTGCTAAATTAGCTCTAGTTTATGCTGCAATTCCTGCTGCTGTAATTGCTAATCAAGAGGAGTTACGAATCTATGTATCTTCACCTGTAGCTACTGCTTATCGTGCTGCTGTTGCTGCATCTAACACTCAAGCTAACTTAACTCAAGCTCTAGACTTTACTTACTTAGGTATTAAGATGGTATTATGTCCTGGAATGCTTGGTCTATCTACGATTGTGGCTTCACCTCGCCAAAATTTTATCTATGCTTTTGATGCTGAAGGCGATGGTAAAGCACTAAGAGCCATTAACTTAGCTGATACTATTGCTGAGCCTGTTATCAGAACTCGTGCTAATATGAAAGTAGGATTTACTCATGTTAATGGTAATGAGATTGTATTTTACAACTCTGCATCTTAATTAACTAATTTATAAATCTAAGGGAGTGAAAGCTCCCTTTACTTAAAACATATACAATGAGCTGTGAAGCATTAATTTCAATCGAGAAGCCGTGTGATTCAAATACGGGAGGAATAAGAACAGTATGGATCTGCCAACAAGAAAATGTAACTGCTGCTACAGTAGCAGGAGGAGCTTGGACAGTATCTACATTGACATTAACAGCTAATGCTAATGTCTATGCAATCAATAGAAATACAGGTAACTATACAGAAGAGACTGCTCAAGATTTACTAAGTGGATCTACAGTAGTTACTCAGACTATTACTCTAATGTTTAACCGTAGAGACAAAGATAAGTCAGAGGCTATCCATGTACTTGGTTCAGGTCAGCAGTACTTAGCAGTATTTGTATTAGATGCAAATGGTAAGTATTGGTACTTTGAGAATGTACAACTTACTGCAACAGGTGAGGGATCAGGTACAGCTCGTGCTGATGGATCTAAGTATTCTGTAACACTTTTAGCTGAAGCTGATCACTTGGCTTATGAGGTAACTGCAAATCAGATTGAAGGTCAAGCTGAGTTCCCCGATCCTACTCAAGCATAACCTTAACACCCTAATAATTAAAGCTCTGCATATTGTAGAGCTTTTTTTTTAAACATTTTTTGACCTTAGTATAATATAGTTATATGATATACATTAAAAAAGATGAGGTCAATCAGATAATCCTTACACTCACTGAGGTAAGTACACTGCCTACTCCTTATTATTTATTTGTTTTTCAGAATGAAATGGACAAGCTGTCAACACCTATTACATTCTACACTGCTGATCTATCAGCTTATCCTGAACGATTCAATCAGTTTGAGTTAGATGAGCCTGTAGATTTGGAGTTAGTCAAAGGACAGTATACATACAGCATCTATGAGTCAAGTACCACACCTCCTACTATTGCTAACTCTACAGGAGTAGTGATTGAAGAGGGCAGGATGGTAGTAAGTGGACCGATAGTATCATCAATTTATGAGTAATTATGGCATTAAAAGATTTTTTTAAAACAGTAAAGCATGAAATAGTAGAGGGATATCAATCATTCTCTACTCCATTCCTAAAAGTAGGAGGTGCTAACTTAACTCTACCTTATGTTAATGGTAGGAATCAGACTAATGGATATATTCCATTTGGATCTGACAATTTATTTCCAGAACTGATTAATCAAATTTTTTATTCTAGTCCACTGCATGGCTCAATAGTGGGGTATAAAGTGAATGCAGCTGTAGGTGGTGGATTTAATATTGTGGCAGATAGACTTACACTTGAAGATAAGCTAGAACTATATACACTAGAGAGAAAATTAAACATAAGAAAGATAGTTCCTGCAGTAACTCAGCAACTTATCCTACATAATAGAGTATATTTCAAGCTATGTTTTGATGATAAAATGAAGCTCACTAAAATTGTCAATCTATCCCCTGAGAAACTTAGAGTAAACTTAGATAGAAAGAGATATTATATTTGTGATGATTGGGCTAGTAGGATTGGAGTCCAGGAGATAAAAAGATACACTCCTACCTCTAGAGATTATGAGCAGTTATTTGTATATGAAGTAGATAGCATAGGTCAAGATTATTATCCACTACCTACCTACACCTCAGCTCTAAACTTTGCATTCCTATCAGGTGAACTTAGCTACTTTGCCAAAAGCAATATCCAAAATTCAGTATTTCCTAGCTTTGCTATGATGTTCCCTAAAAGACCTCAGTCTGAGGAGGAGAAAAACATGATAAGAAATACTATTGATAGATTGAAAGGTGCTGCTAATGCAGGTAAAGCTGTAGCATTTTTTGCTAATAGTCAGGACCAACTGCCAAAGATAGAGTCACTACCAACTAATGGTAATGATAGTCTATTTCAAGAGGCATCACAGCTAAACACTGAGCAGATTTGCTTTAGTCATACCATTGATCCTATACTTATGGGTATTCGTACTACAGGCTCATTAGGTAATGGCTCAGATATTAAGCAGGCTTACATCATATTTGAGAAAAATGTAGTAATGCCATTAAGAGACCAGGTAGCTGACATCTTTAATGAGCTGTTATTCATAGCTAAGATAGATGCAGATTTCACTATCAATAACTATCAGATAATTAACGAGGCAATAGTAGAACTTGAGGGAGATACCTCTAAGACTAATGATGCACTTAATAGTCTATCACCATTGGTAGCTACTAAAGTACTTGAGACTATGACCGAGAATGAAATTAGAGCCTTAGCATCACTACCTCCTGTAGCAGGTGGAGATAAAAGCAAAACACAAATTGCACAAACACCTATACTATAATGCTATACTTTATAACAGAAACCTATCTAAAGAATAACACACCCATCACAGCTAATGTAGATGTAAATAATGTAACTCCCTACCTAGCTACTCAAGCTCAGCTAAGAATCATGCCTATCTTAGGCACTACATTCTATAATGACTTGCTTACTAAGTACAATGATCAGACATTAGATCCTGATGAGGAGATACTAGTTGCATTCATACAGCCTATTATAGCATGGAGAGCAGCTGAAGATGCTGTATTTGGTCTTAGTCTACAGCTAAAGAATAAAGGTCTACAGACTCAATTCGGAGATAACAGTGCATCTGTAGATAGAAGTACTATAGCATTCAGTATGGAACACTATGCACAGAAAGCTGCATTCTTTGAGCAAAGATTGATTAGATACCTACTTAAGAATAGAGCTTTGTATCCTATCTTTACAGGTACAACTAATAGAGATACTGACTTAAGACCTATGATAGATGGATGTGACTGTCTATCTAATGGATTGCTAGAGTGCAATGGTCTATGTGGAGGTGCAGGAAATAATGGTTATAACAATTCAATCTTAATATTATGAATCACTCAGGAGTATTATCAGTATTAACTTTTGGCTTTGGATATCTTTCAGGTTTTTCTTTGCTATTTGCTGATCAGTTACATTTTAATTTATTAGGATGCCTACTAATATCTTACTTTACTTTTTTACTAGTATCTGAAATTGAAGAGAAAAAATGAAAGCACAACTATCACTATTACTAATATCAATACAATCAGAACTATTGACTCTTATCTCTATATGCTTTGCATTCTTTTTACCAATAAGTGGCATCCTGTTAATGATTGGAGTATTAATAGCCATAGATACTATGACAGGTATTTGGAAAGCTAAGAAATTAAAAGAGAAAATAACTAGCAGAAAGCTCTCATCTATAATTAGCAAGCTAGCACTGTATGAAGTTACTGTGATTATGTTCTTTTTGATAGATAAATTCATACTAAATGATATCATACTAACTTTTTTCAGTGTACCATTTATGCTCACAAAGGTAGTGGCATTAGTGTTAGCTAGTATAGAGGTAATGTCTATCAATGAAAATTATAAAGTAGTTAAAGGTATAGACCTATGGCAGTCAATGAAGTTACTATTTGCTAGAGCTAAGGATATTAATGATGACATTAAAAAGATAAAGAAATGATATACTTAAGAGAGCAAATAGATGCAGCTGTAAAGGCTAAAGGATATGCATATTTTGCAGGTGCTAAAGACTATGATGTTAATATTATAGGAGTTCGTAACTCAGCACCAGGTCAAAAGGTTACTAATCTATTTGATGACAAATTGACTATTTCTTATAGAGTAGATGGTAAATGGTTCTATCATGAGTGGGATGCTACTACTGAGCCAGGTAAAAAAGGAGTAATGCAATTCCATAATGCTAAGGGAGTAGCTAGATTAGTTCCAGGACAATATAGAGGAGTCTATGCTGTATCTATGCATAGGGGTAAATATCAGGCAGTATGTCAAAGATTAGGAGATGTGACTGTATGGAGAGATGGTGATAGAGATATGACATTTGCACAGGGTAAAACTGATACAGGAATGTTTGGAATCAATATCCATAAAGCAGGTACAGTATCTAGCTTTGTAGAAAATTGGTCAGAGGGCTGTCAGGTATTTAAAAGAGTAAAAGATTTTAATGAATTCATGGCTATAGTAAATAAAGCTAAAGAGATCCATGGCAATCATTTTACATATACTTTAATTGAATCAAATGATATTTAGACTTAGTGTAATTATCTTACTGCTTAGCTCATGCTCTGCACAATACCATCTTAATAAAGCTATTAAGAAAGGATATAAATGTGAAGAGACAGGTGATACTATCAGAATCACTACACTAGATTCTATCCCTGTTATAATTAATGATACTATAGTTTGGGAAAAAATTATTAATACTAAGGATACTATCATTAAGTATAATACAGTCTATGTACCTAAGACTAGACTAGATAAAAAAATAGAGTATAGAATTAAAGTAAAGACTATCTATAAAGATAGACTAGTATATAAATATAAGTATAGATCTGAGGGGCAAAAGGCAAAGTCTGAGGTAAAAAAAGTTAAGGCTCAAAGACCTAGACCTAATGGCAATCTAAGTCTATTATTTGTAGGAGTAGGCATAGGTCTACTATTATCATATCTCTTTAAATTTGCTAGACAGAGATATATGTTCTAAGTTTACACCATCTATGGTAAGAAAAAGACTGTTTTTTGACATTGAGACATCATTCAATGTTTCTGTCTGCTGGAGGGCAGGCTATAACCTAACTATTAATCCAGGTGACATCATTCATGAGAGAGCAATCATCTGCATCTGCTACAAATGGGAGCATGAGCAGGATGTACAATTCCTAACATGGGATAAAAAGCAATCTGATAAGGCAATGATTAAAGCATTCCTCAAAGTTATGGCTCAAGCTACAGAAATTGTGGCTCATAATGGTGACCGTTTTGATCTCAAATGGCTACGCACAAGAGCTATAATACATGGACTTGATGTTATGCCCTCACTTAAGACTATAGATACTCTTAAATGGGCTAGAAAGTACTTTAATTTTAACTCAAATAAACTAGACTATATAGCTAAGTATTTAGGAGTAGGGCAGAAGATGGATACAGGAGGACTAGACCTGTGGAAAGATATAGTATTTAAAAAAGATCAGAAAGCTATGGATAAGATGGTAGAGTATTGCAAAATGGATGTCACTGTCCTAGAAGCTGTATTCAATAAGCTCAATTCCTACACTACTCCTGCTACTAATTATGCTGTAATGGAGGGAGATGAGAAATTCTGCTGTCCTGAATGTACTAACTATAATGTGAGGCATAATAAGCAGGTAGTAACTGCAGCAGGGACTATCCACTATTGGATGTTATGTAATGATTGCAGAAAACATTTTAAAATAAATAATAAAACTTACATAGAGTATTTAAAATTCAAATATAAACACTAACTTTGCATAGTTCCATAGTGTAGAAAGCAGTTGTAAGCTCCCCAGCACGCAGCTGCTTTTTTTACTTTACATATAATGCTAAGTAAAGTTTACAAATAACGATACTTTTGTAAGATATGTTTTACATAATAGGAATTAATCCGATTATCATGTAATTCCAAAGTAACTTATCATGTAATTCCAAAGTAACACTTTAGATTTGTCCCGTTTTTTAATTAATAAATTGGACTTTTTAAGGGTATAACCTTAATAATAGCAAAGGTTTTAAGGTTTTAACCTGTAGCAATTCTCTCCAAGTTAGTAAGTTTCGCTGATTGCAGTCGCAAATTGCGACCTCAGTTATATATTTTACCTTTACTCTAATACATTATTAAGTAAAAATTACCCTTGTTATATGTTCAAGGGTGCAATTTGCCCTTTATTATATGTTTTACCTTACAACATAGGGACAATTTGTCCCCTAGTCTTATTTAGAATGATTATAAATTACTCTTTTTTATTGCAGATATAAAACTTTATATTATCTTTGGCGTATAGTTATTAACAATTAAAACTTTTACACATGGACAAAGAACAAATTTTAAAGATTATTTTTACTGAGGAGGCATCACTGTATGATCAGGCTGTAGAGCTGAGAGATGCTTTTGGCAATGAAGATCCTGCTACTAAACGAGCTTACTCTCAATGGGTAGTTATTTCTAACCTAATAGATAAAATCAATGAAGAGACTAATTAAATACCTTACTCCTGTAGGAGAAGATGAGAAAGGATTTGTTATGGCTTTTGTCATAGTAATCTCTATAATATTATCAATCGTATTTTTATTTCCACTTTTATCTTTTATATCATGAACTTTATAAACCTATTCAAAAGAGATAATACTTATTTCTCTAATTGGACTACTGACTATGATAGTGATGTATACATAGCAGGCACTATTGAGCCATTTACCTACAATGCTACAGAGACTGATGACGAATATATGTCCCTGTTTATTCTAAGTGATGCAAATCTTAACCTACTTAAATCTAAGCTATGAGACAGTCACCTACATTCGCTGTTATTCTAAGATTTTGGACTAGCAGAAGATCATCAGATGAGATACGAGGTGGATTTAATCTGCCTCTATACCTGAGATATTTAGAAGTCATAAACAATAAAAGCAATGACTGAGTTCACACAGCTAGCTATTGAGGTACAGGATGCAATAGCTAATGGTGATTATACTCACCAAAAATACCTAAGATTCAGAGAGTGGTACTTTCAAAATTATGAGGGTAGTAAGAGGAATGCTGCTAGAGATTTTAGAATGTTTGATTTAATGTATGGCTTAGATGTGCCAATAAAAAATAATGACAATGAAGATATATAAAGTAGTGTATAAGACCTTTGACTATTGGGGAGGTCCTGTAAAGTTAGTCACTAGGATAGTGGAGGCTTATGATGCTGATCATGTTAAGCAGCTCATACAAAAGAATGATGATTTAATCTTACTAATTGAAGAGGTATGAATGATATTATCAGAGAAAGGTATCCATTTGAGCCTACTAAAAAGATAGCAGATGACTTAGGACTTAGTGAGTCATCAGTTTATAATAGAGCTTTTGCTATGGGTGTTAAGAAAGATCCTGTTTACTTAAGGTCTACACAATTCCCTCCAGGTTATCTAGGTGGTAAAGCTACTCAATTTCAAAAAGGTCAGATACCTCCTAACAAAGGACAGAAAATGTCCACAGAAGTATATCAGAAAGTGGCTAAGACTATGTTTAAAAAAGGGACTGTACCTCCTAACACTCAGCCTATAGGTACTATTCATCAGAGAAGAGATACAGGAGGTAAGATGTATCAGTATATTAAGATAGCAGATTGTAAATGGCAGCTGCTGAATAGGTATACTTGGGAACAGCACAATGGACCAATCCCTAAGGGGATGGTAGTAGTGTATAAAGATGGTAATTATATGAATAATGATATTAACAATCTGCTAATGATAACTAAGAAAGAAAATATGGCTAGAAATACCATACAAAGATTGCCTAAAGAGCTTCAGCAGGTAATGAGATTAAAATGTAAACTAATAAAAAAAATAAATAACAATGGCACACAACAAACTAAGTGATCTAAGAGATCATCTATTCATGGCTCTCGAGAGATTGAGCGATGAATCATTAACAACAGACCAGGTGAATGTAGAGGTGGATAAAGCTAAGGCTATCTCTCAGCTTGCAGGAACTCTAATCCAATCTGCTAAAGTGGAGATTGATTTCATTAATGCTACAGGTGTAATGGAGTCTCAGTCTGATCTATTTAAGTCAGTAACTCAAACTAAGTTATTATGACAGCAGTACAGCAGGTGTTTAGTGAGCTACTAGCATTACATCCTCAGCTCTTTAATATTAACTCAGTAGAGGGTAGAGAGTTTGTCCATCACTTTCATAATTTTTTGGCAGTGGAAAAAGAGCAGATAATAGAAAGTTATTGTCAAGGTTGTTTTGACATTAGCAAAGATGAAAATATTTTTCCAAGAGAAACATCAGAACAATACTATAATCAAACTTATAAATCAGAACAATGAAAGAAATAAATTTTTTAATAGGACAGATTGCAAAGTATCAGCTAGATACTGACTGCAGAAATAGAGCATATGTCTATAAGAGGTACTATGTAATGTACAGGCTGAATAAATGTAAGGTATCACTAACTCAAATAGGTAAGATGCTGAATAGACATCATGCTACTGTTATTCATGGTATCAGAATGCACAGGAGATGGACCAGGATGCAGGATAAAGTATATCTCCATGAGATAGAGCCATTAGTGCAAGCTGCTATTAATAATGATTATGAAGATAAATACAAAGTTTCGGCAATAGAAAACTTTAACTACATCAATGTGAGGATTCAGATGCCATGGGAGTATGATAAGATTAATCAATTTAAAGAATATATGACAGCTAAAGAACTAGCAGAAATAATTTAAAGCTCTTAGGGGCTTTTTTTGTGCTATATAATTCCCTTACTGATATTGACTTGTAGAGAATTAGAACAAAAGTACAATTCACATCCCTATACTCTATATATTATATATTTTTATTTACAATATATTTTTAATAAAAAAAAAATTATTTTCATATTAGGGGGTGAAAAGTTTTTGGGAAAAAAAAGTGTTTTTTCGTTCTAATCTTCTACAGCCCAATAACAATAGGAGTTTAGACAGCACAAATAATAGCACAAAACAGCACAAAAAAATTATTTTTGCACTTTAGTATCAATTATAAATTAATTTATTACATTTGTCACATAATATAATCGCCATGACAAAAACATTAGAGAGTATAAATCCCTGCAAATCTCCTGGCGGTTATGTTAGCAGGGACTCTCACCTTTATTTATACTTA